CACCATGATTGGGATGCCCTAATATGCTTTGTATTTTTGCAATGGTTGTTTGATTACCTGCTGTATCTTCTGAATCAAATCTTATTTCTCCAGCCAAATCTCCTTCTGCTGGTGAAGCTGAATTTCTATGAAGAACCATTACTGGACCTGTATTTGCATCAGCATCAGTAGATTCTAAAATTAAAGTGTCGGTATTACCTGTATTGACTACTTTTAAAGTTCCAGCAGTTAAAGTAGCAACATCTGTACCACCAATTTTAAAATCTATTTGGTCATCAGTATCTGCAGTTATTGATGTATCTGCATCGGCATCAAGAATAAGTTCTTGTCCATTTAAATCTATTAGTGATGCTTTTGTTAGTGCCATATTATTCCTCTAATGTTTAGTAATAAAGTCTGTCATCTACCATAGTTCTTGGGGTAGGATTAATTAAATTAGACTTCATGTGTTTTAATGCTTTTTTATAATCTTCTAATGCAAAGGCAGCTTGTTGTGGGCTTTCTTTAAATTGCCACACATAGTATCTAACTCTTGCTGTAATTACATTACTGTATTGTTCTGGAAAAACTATTTCATCTCCGTGTGCACTTAATGCTGTTGGTCTATTAAAAGCATAAAAGTGTATATTATAAACTTTGTCCGGTATTGGACTTAATCCAAACTTTCTACTGTCTGGAGATTTAAATACATATTTAGGCTCACCATAAGCTTGAGTGTTAGCATCGTCTGCATTTTCAGCATCTCTTAAAAATCTTCGCCACTCTTCAAGATTAATATGTTTTAATCCTTCTGAAACAAATGGAGCTGATTCACCTGACACACTAATTGTTGTAATGTAAAAATCATCCCAATCAATAGATGCAAAGTCTGTAGTTATACTAGAACTACCATCTTTTAAAGTGTACCATCTTTGTCCAGCTACTGTCGCAATAGTTGTATTACCGTAAAACGGGTCTGTTGCTCCACTTAATCCTGCGGAAAAAAAAGGTAGCTGTGGCTCTTCATTGGCTACGTCAAAGATAGCTTTATTTATAGAATCTTTAACAAACTGTTGAAAGCCTACAGCACTTGCAAAACTGCTAGATGTTAAAGGAACTTCATTTAGTTCCCTAAGTATTTCATTGGTTAAATCTAAATATGTAGTTGCCATTATTTTTTATGAATTTTTTGTATTTGAAAACTAGCTTTTTTACTAGCTCCTTTATGAGGTTTGTAACCACCTTTAGGGTCTTTCATAAGCTTGTAGCTTTTTCCAGACTTCATCCAGTGATAACCTTTTGGTGCTTCTACTTGCATTATTTATCTGTAGAGCTTTTCATAGTGTTCATACCTACCATAGCATTACACTTTCTTTCTTTATCTTCTATTGAGTCATAGTAATGAATTCCACCACCATGAGCTTTTTTCATTCTTTTAGATGAGCCACCGTACATCATTTCTTTTCTAGCCATGTAACCACCACCCATCATTTTCTTTTTTTTCTTTTTGTCCATTCCGTACATATTTACCTCTTTTATATATTAAAAGGAGGAGTCCGAAGACTCCCCCAATTATATTTAGTCTACTGTGTAGAAAGCAGATACTAAAGCTTCTGGTCTAAGGACCTTTGCTCCGTATACGTGCAATCCTCTAACAATATCACCAAAAGAACTAGGGTCTCTAAGAACCTCAGTTGAGATGATAGTTTGAGCAGTTGCAGTAGAAGAAATGTGACCAGCAAGAATTTTGCCGGAAGCTGTACTAGCAGCAGCAACATTATTAGATTTGTACATGTCAAATCCTCTTAGTTTACCACTAGATACAAGACCATTTCTTATAGAGCCTTGACCTGCGTTAAAGTCTACAGACATTAACTTAGAGCCAGATTGAGAAAGTTCATTGTAGAACGAAGGTGGTGCAACGAACCATCTTCCTTCTTCAGGAACACTTTGCTCATCTAACAATTTAGCCATAAATGCCATTACGTCAAGAGGGTCAGCTCCAGTACCATCAGAACCTGTAAGGTCGATAGAGTTAGAGCCACCTTGATGCTGACCCATAGTTTGAGTAGCAGCAGCAGCATCAGCACCTAAAACGTGGTCAGGTGAAGATGTAGACACTCCAGAGAACATAGCAGCGATTACTGCAGCATCATAAGAATCTCTTAATGCGTAAGCTGCAGAAGAAGTTGCTACTTCTTTGAAGTTAACGTGTGACATATTAGTTTCAATATCATCTACGATGAATTTGAAAGCCTTTGCACTATCTACAACTAAAGTTAACTCTTGGTCAGTTAATTTAGTAGCAGTAGTATCAGAACCCCTAGTGTAATCCGATACAGAGATTACAGGTTCTTTGATAATCTTTACAGAGTCTCCGTAAGCAGATATTTCACCGGCATAGTCGGTGTTAGTAATAGCTTCAACTACCGATGCTTTTCTGAAAAAGTTTAAAACCTTTTTAGAATAAATCGAAGGTAGGAAAAAACTATTAGTTTGTCCACTAACGGAGTTTGCAAAGTTTGCATCAGTATCAGTTGACGGTTCAAAATATTGAGCCATGATAATACTCCTGTGTATTTATAGTTTATTTTATGATTCTGCCTTGTTGCATAGCTTCGCTAATTTCAACTTCGTGTTTATCAAACTCAGCCATACTCATTGCAGCAATCTCCTTTTCAGACCATATCTTTTCGCTTTTAGGTTCAACACTTGTTGTTTTAGTTGATACCATATCAGCAGCAGATTTAGTCTTTTTAGAAGATGACTTTTTCTTTTCAGGAACTCCTATACCCATATCATTTTTAAATAAATCTAAAGCTCTAGTAGCTAAATCAGCATCATCAGGATTGTTATAAATCCAATCTCTTATTGATTGAGGTTGCTCATTAGCCCAGTCATGGAAACTTTCACTGTTTTTAATTTCTTGAAAATCAGGATGTTTCTCTTGTAACCTTTTTATAGCTTCTTGTTGTACAATTTCTGTTTCTCTTTGTTGAAGCTTACTAAGACGTTCTTCTAAAAGTTTTGCCTTAGATTCACTTTGCATGTGAGCTACAGTTTCTACAACTTCATACACTTCTGGATAAGAGTTTTTAAAATCTTCAAGTTCTTCTTCAGTTTTAGGAGCAGTATATTCTGTCTTATTAGCTGAAGCTTCTTCTAATAACTCTTGATTTTTAGCTCTTAAAGAATTAACCGTTTTATCGTGATGTCTTTTTAAGTCATCGTAACGCTTTTTGTAGTCTGGTTTTTTATAAGGACTATCCTTAGTTTCCAAATTATCTACTTCAACATTACCAACCTGCTCTGCTTCATTAACGTCACCTGATTTAAATAATTTATTTTTTTCAGATGGCTCTTCAAAATAAAGCTGGTCTGCTGATTCAAAAGGTTTATCTTCACCAGTGTGCCAAGATTTTTTTAAATTATAAGGATTTGGCTGTTCCTCATTTAAGACTTCTTCAGTCATTTTCTATCCTCCTACTCAGGGCTTCATCTACAAGGTAGCTCTATGTCGACTAGAGGGCTTGTTTGTAAAGGTAGCCTTTCGGTGTTTATTAAAAGATAAAGGCTTGATTTCTCAAGGTGGCTTTATCGCTATTTAGCTTCTAACGTGTGGTCTGCCAGAAAGCATAGATTTTTTAATCTCTTCATCAACGTCTGATTTTTCAAACAAACGAGACATTTCATCTTTCATCATACCACCGTCTTTAGCTGGTTGTCTTTCATCTGCAGCAGCTTCAGCTTCTTTCATCATAGACATTAAATTGTCTGCTCCGATTTCTTCTACAGCTTTTGCAGTAAAGACAAATTCTCCATCCGATAACCTTGCAGGTATCGAATCGGAGACTTCCGTGCCCGGACCTTCAACAGGTCCAGAGCCTGAAAATTCTTGAGCTACATCCATTACTTTTTCAAAAAGTGAATTTAACTCTTCATTATTATTTAATTCTTCTTGTAGTGTTTCTTGTTCTTCTTCTGATAATGCTTCTTTTATTACAAAGTCAGTAAAGTTATCTTCCATTTCTTCATCAGACTCCATTTCCATTTCAACATCTTGCATATCTTCTAAATCATCAGCTAATAAAGAACCACCTTCTGCTTTTAGTAATCTAGTATCATCACCTAAATCATCTAAAAACATTTCACCAAATGTTTCAAAAGCTTCATCATCAAAAAGCTCTGATAAATATTTAGCTTTTCCACCTTTGTCAGTTTTAGAAATTTCAAGTAATTCTCTTATTGCAACAGCTTCTCTCATTTCTTTAGGACTTAAATCTAGTTTATTTATGTCTATACCATCTGGTCCAAGTTTAGCAAACATGCTTAAATTTTTAAACTTATCATCATTTTCTTTTAAAAAACGTAACATTTGTTTAGCATCATTAGACGATAAATCATCTCCTGCTCCTTTTGGCAAATCTTTAGAAACAGCTTTTGGTACTGTTTTTAACAGTTTTACTAAACCTGCCATGGCATATTGTTGTCTTTCTTTTTTTAACATAGTTTTATCCCTCTTGTTTTCTATTTAAAGTTTCTTTAACCCTCTCCGGCAACGTCTCTAAGAGTGCCAGTGAAGTTATCCTCCCCTGCAACCGGAACATTTCCTGTTCCGATGTTGCCGTTGCCAGTGCCTGTAACTCCAAGTTCTTGCGTTCCTTCAGGTACTCCACCAGTACCTCCCATACCTCCGGGTTGTTGACCACCGGGTTGAGCTTCCTCGCCTGTATTTTGTCCAACATTTTGCATTCCTATAATTTGTGCCATCATAGCTGCTTCCTCTGGGTCGTTCAGAATTTCATCTGGGTCGAGGTCTAAGCTATAGGCAAGTTCACTAATTAATTTAGAAACTTTAACAAATGGTGCAATAGTTGGATTTTGTGCAGTTTGTAAGAACATTGTAAGTCTTTGACTTCTAACTTCTTTCTGCATCAAACTATTTGTACCAGTTGCTTTAACTTCTAAATCACCTACAACATCAAGTGTATCATCTAAGAACTGCATATTCCATTGAAAATATGCTTCACCTAATGGTTTTAATAAAAAGTCATCAAGATTTTTAACAACTGTTTTAATATTTAAACTAGCAGCTCCTAGTAACATTGACATACCTGAAGCAGTTCGTGTCATACTTTGTACTCCAGTTTGTCCATGCGAATAACTAGGTAAACCAGTTTGTTCGTCTGCAAGTTGTCTAAACCTGTCAAACATCATCATGTTTTCAGGTGCTGTGTTAGGAAACTTTAAACCATATATAGATTGACCGGGCATCCCGGCTTGTCTTCTAAATATTTTGCCGGGGTATATTTCCATATTTTGTCCACCGACTAAAGCTGACTCATCAACATCAAATACTAATGAACCAGCTAATGCTAAATTATCAATAGCCATTCGAGCATGACCATTCATAATTTGTTGAGAATCATCCATATTCTCAGCGACTCCTATACCAAAGAAATTATATGGATTTCTTTCGTAAGGAAAAGCATGGTAAGGTATGCGATAAGGTGTAAATGGATTTATTACTGCTCGTAGTAATCTATTACCACATATCCATGCGTTAATCTGTACTTCATCTAAATCGTCAACACTTTCATCTAATTCAATGCCGACTTGTCTAGCATATTGAGCATCCATAATACCCCAATATTCTAAGACTTCAAAGTTTTCAGCGTAATCTTCTGCTCTGTAGTCATCTTTTAACTGACTTTCAAAATCTTTTTCAATATAATTAGGACCTTCTTGTATACATTCTCTAATTATATCTTTATCAAAATAAGGCATATTTCTTAGTTGCCTTAACTGACTACGATTCATTTTGTGTCTATGAATTACATATTCACATTCTTCTATGTTTGTTGCTGCAGGGTCTGGGTAAAAATCCCAACAGCTTACAAATTCTATTCTTGGTACTCTAACTTCAACTGGAGAATAACTTCTTTGGTCTCCTGCAACTTCCCACTTATGTAAAGTTTTATTAAAATTAAAAGGTCCTTTTATAATTCCAGTTCCTAGTAAAGCTGATTCAAGTAAAGCATTTCTTATTTCAGACGAGCCATTAGACTCTTCTATTTGGTCATGTACCAGTTTTTCCATTCTTCTCGCAGCTTTTGCTGCTGGAGATATTTCTGGTATTTGTGGAAGAGGACTTGTACCTTCTTGTAGCATATTCATGCTTTCAAGTTTATTTTCTAAAGTGTCTTCAAACATTCCAGAGCCAATAGTAGCTCCTGCTTTTAAAACTTGTCCATCTCCTGCGTAACCATAATCTAAACGATTACCGTCTATATCTTCTATTATAGCTTCAGCTTGATTTCCGATAGGTGCTGATGTTTCTAAACCCGGTGTTAAATTTTGTAAATCAAGATAAGCATTTTCTTTTTCACCTTCAGGAACATCTGTTTCTTGAATACCTATAGGAAACTTACCTGTACCAAAAATAACATCTACTAATTGTCCAAAAGCAGCTAATACTTTTGTTTTAGTTATCTTAACAAAAATACGAGACTTTTCAGACTCTCTAAATTTTATTGATTTAGAATATAAACCTCTGTAGTTTTCGTAAGCTCTTAGCCAACGAGTTTCTTCAGAGTTCCTAGCTTCTTCTGCTAGTGTAAATCTGCCATTAATAATACCTACTAAGTTTAATATTTGTTGTTCTTCAAGTGTTAAAGCTTTACCAGCTTCACCCTCTACTTCTTCGTAGATATTATCTGCGTTTAAAAATGTATTTTCTTCTGCCATTTACTAATATCCAAATGTTGAGTCAGCAGGTTTAAACATATCTTTTTTAAAACCTCTGAGTCTTTCTAATGTGTTTTCCATTCTTGGTCTGCTCATTATCATATAACGCAAAGCATCGTAAGCGTGGTCTGAAGCATTAGTATCAACATCTTCAGGATTAGTTTTTGACAAAGGTATACCTTGTAATTCTCTTATTAAGTTAGGACATGTATTAAATATCTGTAACTTAGGTCTACCATTTTCTCTAACTTTCAAATACTCATGTATTTGTATTTTACCTTGAATACGGTTCTTATCAGCTCTTCTTAACTTATGACCAGCTTTCAGTAAAGATTCTCCAACTGTAGGACCTGTAGTACCAGTATTTGCCCAAGCTGCAGTATCTAAAACACCATTTACAGAGAAAGGGTCTACTATCTCCATATCCGTTATTATAGAAGCTAATTCGTCTCCTGTCAAGCCTTTTTTGTATAATTCTCGATAAATTATCAAAGTATTGTCATTTATGTCGATAGTTCCCCATAAACAACAGCTTTCAGAAGCATAACCGTAGTCAATTCCTTTAGTTCTTTCCCAAGGCAAAGGTATTTCAAATGGTGGTATTACATGTACTTCTGGGTCAAACTCTACAAAAGCTGCACCTTCAGCAACATCCCAATTACCTTCAAGTAGTTGTTTTCTTTGTATAGGTGGTAAAGACTCCAACATTTTTTCATAAATACCGTCTCTAGATAGGTAAGGATTATCATTTAAGTTTGCTGGAATAAATTTTCTTGTTAAGCCGTCTTTGCCTATAAAGCTTTTGTTAGGTTCGTCTGGTTCTATGTAGCGTTTTTTTACCCAATGTGAGCCTACACCACCGGGGTTAGCAGTACAACGTAAGTATGTTTGTATTTCTGGGTCAGTTGTTCTTAGCCTAGATGCTAAATAGTTCCAACTAAATTCGGTAGGTAAATGAGTTATTTCATCAAAACCAATCCAAGAGTATGCTTGTCCTTGATAACGATAAACGTCTGCATCTCTTTCTAAGAAACCAAACTCAACTTTAGCTCCTGAAGGAAAAGTCCAAATTTTTTCTACTTCTTTAAATTTAGCTCCGGGAAATGCTTGAGGATAAAGTTCTCTTGATTTATCTATAAGCTCTCTTAGTTCTGGCATAGACCTTCTAAGTATTAATGCTCGATGAGCTTTTCGATGAGCATAACGGAGGGGGTCTACTAACATTGCGTAAGATTTTCCCCCTCCAGCTGCTCCCCCATAGAGTACATCTTTTTCTCCAGCAGCTAAAAAAAATGTTTGAGGTCCTTCGTTTGGAGAAAATACAACATTAGCATGTTGTAATTCTTCTTGGAGTGTTGGAGTTGTTTTTTCTAACTCTTCTTCTGAAACTACTTTAGAAGCTTTTTTATTTGTAACTTTATCTAAAAGTTTTTTTTCTTCTTTTATTTTGTTTTCTTGATAGGCTATTTTCTTTTTGACAGCCTTTATTTCTTTTTCTTTTTTCTTTAAGTTAAGTTTTCTTTTGTGAGCTGTGCCTTTTTTATTAGGATGATAGTCAGGGTATTGAGTCTCTAGTTTTTTTAATAAAGCTATATGAGAAAACTTTCTATCTGTTTCCTGAGTTATGAGCTCTGCTGCTTGACGTAAGGAGTATGTTTTATCAATAACAAACTTACAATACTTATCAAGTATTTCTAGTTCTTTTTCTATAGGCTCTAACCATCCATCTATTTCACTTAGTTTGTAACCAAATGGAATAGTGGATGATGTTCTTTTTATATAGCCTTCAGGTACTTTAGCCAAAATAATTTTTTAGATTTTCGTAATAAGTTTTTAAACCTGCTTTTACTTTAGCTTTTTTCGCAGGGTTTTTATCTAAATAAACTATTATGCCAACAGCACAACTAATTATTAGTAATGTTACTATATCCATTATTTTACCTCTTTATTTTTGTTAAAAATTCTATCCCAGTTATCAGCAATTTGTTCATCACTAACTGTTTGACCTCGTGTTTTATTACGAGCCATACGATTACGTTTAGTTGCTGATTTTACTTTAAATGTTCCTGCGTGTGGCATATTATTGATTATGACAACTTAATTGTTGTTGTTTAATAAGTTCTTTTAATTGTTTATTTGTTAAAATTATTTGTGTTGCCGGTGCTGCCATTTAATCTTCTTTAAGTATACTATTTATAAGTTGTAATTCTTTATCTGTTAATTTTACCATTTTACTTTATCAGCCCAATATGCTGCTGACATTTTACCTTTTTTAATATTTTTAGCATGTCTAGCTTTAAAACTTTTACGTTTAGCTTTCATTTTAGCAGATTCTCCTTTCTTAGGTTTACCTGCAGTTTTAGCTCCTTTTTGTCCAAAACGAATTGTTTTTATTTTGTTACCTTCTTTAGCTACAACTATATGAGACTTTTTAGGGTGATTAGGAGTTCTTTTGGGTTTATTATAACCAGAAACTCCAGCTCTGTCAAGTCTTGAATCTTTCTTTTTACTCATCGTTTTTTACCTTTATGTAAACCATGTTTAGCATGTTGTTTACCTTTACGTGTAGCTGCTCTTTTTTTCTTATTAGCTGCTGCAAGTTTTTTTCTTCCTGCTGGAGTGCTTTTAAGTTTTTTTATAGTAGCTGCAGGAGCATATACTTCGCCTGTCTCCGAAGATTTTTTACCACTAGGAGTTCGCCACTTTTGTTTAGTCCAACGCTTTAAACTTTTTTGTGATTTTTTTAATCCCATAGTTACTTGTAACCACCACCGGCAGCTTTATATTGTTTTGCTAACATTTGAGCTTTTCGTGCAGACCATTGACCTGCTCGACCACCTTTGTTACCGGCTTTGATTTTGTTGAATAATCTTTTACGCATAGTAGGTTTTGTATAGTTACCTGCTTTGTTTACTGTACTTTTTTTCTTTTTCTTTTTTGCTGCCATTTTAGTGTAATATTCTGTCAGTTATAGGTTCATCATCCGAATAGTGCATAAGTCCTTCTGTCACATAAATGTCAGTAAACTCCCCAATAAGTATTAAGCCATTTGCTTGAGCAGCTTCTTCGGCTTCTTTAAGGTTAGGTGCGACTATATTAGGTCCTGCATATTTTTTTCCTTGTTCTTCCATCTCAGTCAGATATATCTTCATAGTTTCCTTCTATTGTATTATGTTTTTCTGGTAGTATAAATAAACCACCTTGAACATTATGATTAACATTTAAGTGTTCTTTTTTAGAAACACCCACTCTATCAAGCAATGTTTGAGCTGCTTGAAGTTTTACATTTGCTTGAGGAATAGCTGCTTTACCATCCATAATTTCTACGAGCTTAAAAGCAGCTTTAGGAGCTTCCTTTGCGAGTATGCTTCCGGCTAAATCTACTATTTCTTCTTTTAAACTATTTATTACTTGGTAGTGATTTCCGGCATATCCTGCAAGTTCAGCTGCTAACTTTAAATCCCCTTTAGTTTCTATGAGGTTATTAAGAAAACTTTGTTGTTTTTCTGTTAAGTTTCTTTTATTGTTGTTAGTTATTAAAGACATGTGTATTATTATAAGAATTATTTTTAGTATTGTCAAATATTTTTCTTGACAAAAACTAAATCTGTAGCTATAATAGATTTATCGACCCCCCCGGTAAATACCTACCAATACCTCGTAGTTCTTATATAAACCCGACCAACCCTATTTAACAATTCAAAATCCTGTAAAATGTATGAGAATGTGCATATATACATAGGGGGTGGGGGGTGGCTCTGGCGTACCCCTAGCGTCTACGTAAGACTTTGAAAGTCTTCAGAGTCCTAGCAAAACTTCACCAAGTATTTTTGTAAAAAATCCTGGTGGTACTGATTAACACTTCCAAGTCTTCTTAGACTTGTGTAGTAATTAAAACTCAAACTCTATAGAGTTAATCAGAATTTCCAAACCTATCAAATATTACAGCTTATCTGAGCCCTATTTATAGGGCCTAAGATAGCAACATATATCTTCGGTCGTTTTAAGGTCTCAGAAAGGCTAGAATTAGCTGATAGACCATACGAAACTACGCAAGTCTTCACGCAGTTTTACATGGTCTATAGAAAAGTTGGGATACCCAGAGATTTTGGGCTAGTTATCTTTAGATAAAAAAAAGGGCAATCCGAAGACTGCCCTTAAAAAACTCTGTAGAGTTTTACATATACATTAAGTCGTCTAGGGCTTCGTCTGAGATAACCTTGTTATCTTCGTGCAAAGCTACAGACTCCAAGATTGCTAAAACTTCGTTTTCGTCTTGGTCGTCAAAAACTCCATTGGAATTTCCGTAAGAGTCGTAGACTTTAACGTGAAATTCTGCACGTAAAGGTTTTTCGGTAACAACTACTTCGTAGCCATTTCTCATACGACAACGATAACGGCAAACATTAATGTTTGTTTCAAAGTCCGCCACTTGAGTTACTTCGTAAGCTTCAAAGCTTTCCATATTTACTCCTAAATTTAATTTATTAAATTTAAATGGGCAGAGTCCGTAAGGACTCCACCCGACCAGTCAAGCTTTAGCTTGATTTTTTGTAGGCTCTGATAGCCTTCGTGATTACCGCAGGAACAGATTTCATCTGTAAGTACGCAGTAATTTCACCTGATTTCAGACCAGCTTTGCTGTTCATTTTGTTCAACAAATAACCTCTGAAAGAGCCAAATTTCATGTCCTCTGGACATTTCTTCAAACTCACGAAGTGAGAACAGACAGCAATCACTTGCTTGTAAGAAGCTTTAGCTTGTGGATTAAATTCTGCTTTAGCAGTAGTTTCAGTTGTTTTGCTCATATTTTTCTCCTGACCTTTAGGTCAATGACAGACTTAGCGGAATTGCCGAGTCCTAAAAAGCCTTTACATAGTAAAACGAACAGCAAAATCCTGTCAAGTTCTTTTTCAATACGCATAATGCAAAAAAAAAGTAGCACTCCATTTCCAGACCAAAAATCGTCAAAAATGCCAATTTCTGCCTTTATAAATTTAACTTGTTAAATTCTGAAAAGTTGGGATACCCAGACTTTCAAAGTTTTACGTAAAGTTTTACGTATAGAGTTTTACATGTGTGTGCCTATATGTGTGTACGTGTGCGTGTACGTACGTGTGTCTATGCGTTACTATTAGGGGGAAAACTTGATAGGAGTATGCTTTTTCACGTATAAAATTTAATAAATAATTATATCGCACACGTTTTGTGCTTGACTTGTTGGTTGCCGACTGTTTCAATGTTCGGACATTTCAATCAATCGGAGATAAATATGAGAAGTAAATTCTTACACATTGACGGAGTTAAGCAGACGTTAGAAGAAGAAGGCTACAAGTTCTCAGAAGACTTTAGCCACAAAGAAGATGTCTATACAATCTATAAAAAGCGAAACAAAAAGGTTATTGTTAAACCTTTTCGTCAAGCTTATTCAGATTTTAAATGGCAGATAATTAAATTCTTTTAATAAATATATTGTACACGTCTTACACTTGACAGCTTTTTTGTCATTTTGTAGAGTGTGCCGACATTTTGAGCAATCAAAATATATTTTTAAAGGTGTCGGAGAGTTATAATCAAGTCCTTTAAAGATAAAAAAAACAGAGAGAAACTCGCTGAATATTGGAGAGAGTTAATAGATTATAACAAATCCTGAGCATGATAAGACTGCTTTATAAAAATTATCAATGTTTAGTAAATAATTATCCCTAACTATTATTTGCTAAAGGATAAGATTTATAAATGAGGATAGGGCAAGTTCGTTGTAATTGCAGGACTTTATAAACGCTAGAAAATTACTAATCCTGAGCATGATGAAAAACAACTGCTCACACTTTAAGAGCTTACGCTACCTTCTCTTATTGTGGAAACATTAGGTAGTCGCTAAATACTTAGTGGCAGTTTTGTTAGGTTTTACTGAGGACTTAAAATCTAACACCTTTAAATCTTAAATGGAGAAAAATATGATAGAAAAAAATATAGTAGATAACTATTTAGCTCTTAAGGTTAGATTAGTATCTGACTCGGCAATTCGTTTAAATAGAATTGTCGAAGAAATTAAAAAGGAAGATGAGTTCCAAGATGAATATATTGACGAGTTCAATTGGGAACTTGATGAGCTTATTTATATAGCAAAAAATCTTAAAATAAACAGAGAGGTAAAATGAAACAGAGGTATCAAACTAAACAAAATCATAGTGATTATCATGTTGATTTAAAAACTACTTATAGCTTAGTAGCTATGTATTTAATCGACAAGGGAGTTGCTAGTACAAGGGCAGAAGTAATAGCAAAGACAGTTAATCAAGCGTTTAATAGTGTTGTTGCTTTGGATAGTAATAACAGTAGATTAGTGTTTGATTTAATGCCTGAGCTATTTAGAATGGCAAAACTCTACATAGATGTTTATGGCGAGAAAGGTTTTTACTTTGAACAATTTTTAAATGGAGGAAAATAAATGAGTGAAATATTTTGGTTAGACAACTTTGAAGGCGAGTGTCAAGGTGGTTTTTTTGTTAGAAATGTAGATATGAAAAATCATTTCAGCAGAGTACAACAATCAAATAAAAAGGTTGTTGGTATAAAAATTACCGAAGACTCTAACGAGATTGAATTAATTTTATCGGAGGTGTAAATGATAAAACCATATATATACAGATTGCTTAAAGCTATCTTGAAGTCCAATAAAAACTATTGCTACATGATAGAGATTGAAGGTCATGTCGAGGTTAAACCCACTAGGGATTTAACTAAGTGTTGTAATCTAAAAGCTGATGATAAATATATCGGAGTTAATAATCTTGACTACTCTGATATTCATATCTTGGAAGTAGATAAAGACTCTACCGAAGAACAATGGAACGAGTATTACAACGAAGAATATGATGATTATGTTAAACAAGAACATCTTGTTCATATTGGAGCTTTGAGATGGACAGAGTGTAATACTGGAATTGAAAAACTTTATGATTATTTTGATAGCGAAGACAATACATTATCGAAGATTATAGATAAGGTTTCAAAGGAGTTCGAGGAAGAACTAGACATATTAAATGTCTAATTGAAAGTGGTTAGTTATAAAGCCTAGATTAAATTCGGGGATATTAACCACAGGTGGTTGGCTAATGCTAATAGAAACTGGGAGTAGAGTGTATTTATATACTCGTAAATCTTGAACTTAGATTAGCTGACCACCGACAGATTTTAGATAGCTAGTGAGGATTTTTTTTCATATAACTCTCCTACCTTACTAGCTATCGCTTTAATAATAACGTACATGTTTTGGACTTGACAATTTATTTTCAAATCGGCTCAATGTTCGGACATTTTTTGCAACAACTTAAATAGAGAGGTAAATATGCAAACACTTGCGACTATAGAAAAGACTGACCTTTATAATAAAAGGAAAAAGTTTAATGAGGAAAATCCTGATAATCAAGGACACATAGATATGTGTAGTTTGATTGATGATTTAATTAAGGTAGCAATCCACATGAAAACAATAATCGACTTACATAAAGACGATGAAGATGTTTATGACTTTCGTAGGTATGTAAATGGTTATGGAATTACTTACATGGGGAATGGTATCTTACAGACTAATGGCTATTACATTGATGCTGTAATGAAACCTTTCATTGAATGGAGTGATAAAGAGCAGACTAAATATAATCTTTATCATGGTAATCTTTTAAAGAGTATCTTTGAAGCTCTTTCAAATGGCGATGAAGATATTGTCGGAACTGTAGAAGGTTTTGATTTATGGTACAACAGTTAATAAAGGAGGTATAAAAATGAAAAGATTTATAATTAAAGGAGAATTTGAGTTTGAAGTAGATGCTGAAACTTATGAAGATGCAATAGAAGAAACTAATGATAGATTAAATCTATCTAATATTAACTTTGAAGTAGAGGAGGAACAATAATGACAATACATTTAATTTATAACAAGGAAAACTTATGAGGTTAGCAACAGAAAAAGATTTACAAGAAATAGCAAAGGAGTTAAATTATATTTATGGTTTCTCTACAAGAGATAATCATGGAGATTATTTTTGCGAAGATAACTTATACAATGTCGCTATCTTAAAAAACTACACCCCTGATTGTCCAGCTTGGTCTGGAGATATAGCTTTAGTCGTTCATGGGCAATCTTGTTGTAAAGATATTCTTTACAAAATAAAAGGCAAATGGACATGGGTTGAAAGCATGAATGAAGGAATTTACGAACACGATAAAGAATTAATTTAGATGAGGTCGCATAATGGACATAGATAGAAACAGAGAAGGTGCTTGGCGAATATGTGATAGTGTTAATGGCTACTTGGAAACAAGAGTTTATTACTTCTATACTAAACGAGAGGCAATACAAAAGTTTAAACAAGAAATGAAAGAGCTTAGAGGTAAAGCATGAAGTTTAAATTCTTAGATGAAGATATAGCACTTGAAATTACTAGAGCATTTGCTGAGTTAAGTGATAAAGACTTACAAAAAACTTTAGATGAAATCAATCAACTCGGACAGACTTCAAGGACAATTAGAAAACTAAATACTTTGAACGAGTTTGAGCCAAAGATTATAAAAACGAAACCAAAACTTAGACTAATTAAAAGTCCTACCTAGATGTTTTTTTTCATATTTCTCTCCCTTCTAGGTAGGCAATAATATATTGCCCATGTTTTATGATTGACACAACTGTTGTCGATTGTTTAGTATGGGCAATCAATTTAAACAAGGTAAATTTATATGAGCAACGAAATAAACAATAGGATTAAAGAAGATATTGAAGATAAAATTTCAAGCATGACTACAAAAGAAAAGCTAAAGTATATGTTTGATTTTGCATTAAATAATCCAAGCATATATGACGAAAAAGATATTGATAATATTTTATTTGAACTTATGTGGGAAGAAAAAGGAGGAAACTAAATGAAAATAAAATTACCTTATGAACAATGGAAAGAACTAGACAGAGCTATGGCATTCTTAGATGAAACTGTTAATGCAGTACCTATGGGAGTTAGAATAGAGCCAGAAGCCCCAAGTTTAATACAGCTCTCGGCAGAAATGTGGGAGTTGATAGATGAATTAAAACCAGACGAGGAAACCAAATGACAATGACAATGAAAGAACACATGGAAATGATGGACAGAATTAGACAAGGCATACCTTTAAAAAAGAATGTTGAGTCTAGTAAAACTAAAACTATTAAAATTAATGGAGGTTTTAATGGTAAAAGTAAGAAACATGATAAGTAGTAATGGTAATGCAGTTGCTAATCAGTTTGAAATAAGAACAGATGATGCAACTTATTTTCAGAGCTACAACTCAATCATAGCTAAGAGAGTGTATGGTGGTAAAATATATCTTGATGAATATTATTGGGATTATTCTGTCACTACTGGTCGCTACAGAAATATATTTTTAGGCGAAAACAAAGGTGTTACTCAAATGAAAATAGATAGTGGCGAATATATTTTAACTAACTTAAATAACTAGAGAGGTAAAAATGACTTATAAAATAGTTAGATTTTATAGAGATTATAACCACCCTGATAATCAGAAGGTTATTAAAACAGGGCTTACCGAAGAGGAAGCACAAGAGCATTGTCAGAGAGAAGATACTCGTTTAAAGGGTGTTTGGTTTGACGGCTATACTGAAGAATAAATAAAGAGGTAAACATGAAATATTTAAGACAAATGATAGCTGACTTTTTAAGAAAGCTAATTAAACTTGATGACTATATAAACGATAGAGTCTTTACTGAAGTCGAAAGACTGGAAGCAGAAATAGAAGTTGTTAATGATTTAGCTAACTCAAATGAGTCCGAGTTAAATGAAAGACCGACCTTTTACGATACAGAATGCCAAGTAGAAGAACTGGTTAATGACTCTTTAGAGGATATAGTCAAACGCTTAGAAAAATTGGAGGATAAATAAATGTCTAACGCACACAATGAAACAATCAAAGAGCATTTAGAAATGCAAGTAATCTCTTCTAACTTTTCCGCACAAGATTTGTTAGAAGAACTTGGTATGACTTATAAAGATGCTTACGAAGATAAGTTATCTTATGATGAGTTAATTGACTTAGTAATTCAAAAGAGATTTGAAGAGTCTCCAGAGGTAGAATAAATATGGCAGAAGTAATAACTTGTAGAGAATATAATCGTAGAGGCTTTAATGCTTATAAAAAAGCGTGTGATGATTATGAACCTAATAATGGTGGGTTTCCTTATATTGGTTTTTACATATTTGAAAAACTAAATGGCGAACCTAAAAACTATGGATATGTATTAGCAACAGAGCATGGTGGAGAATGGTTTAAAACTAAACGAGAAGCTATTAAAAAAATGGAGGAATAAATATGGCAGACTATAAAAGACTTGACAATCCGAAGTCGGTATCGGAAGCTGTAGTTGGTGTCGATGATGTTATTAAAAACTTTATCGACCAATATGAAGGTGAAGCTGACACAGAAGATGCAGAATATGTAGCTAAGTGTTGGCATATAGTTAAAAACAATTTAAGGTAAAACATGACAATAAACATTTCAGAAGAAAAAGAAATAGAACTACAACAAATCTATAGTATGACTGTAGAAGAGAAGTTCCAATACATTAAAGACAAAGGACATATTATAGACCCGCATGAGCTTGATATTTTCTTTCAATTTGAAAATCCTGACAAGCCTACTAAAAGTGAGCTTCGTACTTTGGATTTAATAGTTGCAGAAATTATGAGTGAGTGGAGGTATCTTAAATGGGAGGAAGAAGCATGAAAGCAAAAGACTATTCCCTAACTATTGTGTGGGGAACAAATGAAGAAGAAACCAAAACTTATACTTTTAAAACCATTGAAGAAATGGAAGCATTTCAAGATGGAGTTTATGAGTCTAATGGTTGGTGGGAATATAGAATTATTGACGAAGATGAGGAGGTCAAATGAGAATTGAAGAAGCATTAGATATTGTAGATGAATTTGTATTTGATAAAATGCAAAGCTCTGATGATAAGAAAATGAAAGACGAACTTCAAAAAGCATGGAATAAAATTATAGAGGAGGTCACAACATGACTAAAGTTAGATATGTAGAAGCAAAGTATGACACTACCCTTTCATGGGATATTGAAGCTATTGCTGAAAAAAACAATTTTAAAATGGAAGAGATTGAAGACATAAAAGTAGGTAAGTGGACAAGACTATTTATTTATTTAAAAGATGGTACACAATTTTGGGAAGATGGTTACGTTGAGTCAGATGCTACTGATTGGAAGTGGGCAGAACATCACAGCTTTTATGATGAAAATTGGCTTTCAATAGACGAGGAGGAAATAAGTGGATAAGATAGAAATGATTAATGAAATACAATCACTTTGCAAAGCTAATAAAGACAATCCTTATTGTTCTATTTATTGGTTAGCAGACATGATTAAGGAAATAGTAGATAGTCCAGACTTAATAGAGGAGGAAGTAAATGGAGTATAAAAAAGGTACATTGTTGCAAGAGTATTTTTTAAATCCTCACTTCAAACCAACTGAGGAAGAACAAAAAGAACTCGAAGAATTTTTCACAGAAATAGGAGGTAAAGAGTGGAAGTTAAACTAATAGATAAAGGGATAACTGTAGCCGAAGATTATATCGCAGGTACAGTTCATGTGGAGTATGATAATACTGATGTGAAGTTATTCCCTTTTAAAAAGAGAGTCATAGATTGGTGGCGAAGAGCTGATGATAGTAGCTTTGAAGGTGTTGAAATCTATGAGATTAAAGATAGACACAAGTGGATTGATAAACAAAAGATTATGAAGGTTGAGAAGTCTATGCAAAATTTAATTACAAGACATTTGAAGGAGGAAGAATGAGTAAATCTCGAACAAGCAGTTATGCTTTTACTGTATTCAATCCTAATGATAAAGATAAAGCAGAAGGGTTAGATGAATTAAAAAAGCTAAGAAAAACAATAGCTTACACTAATAAGTTAGGACTTACTAACCATTATGTTAAGTGTCAAGGTAGGTGGGGTAGAAAAAATCCTAACTACAATCATAGAACAATTCCTTTTTGCCCATTAAAACATGCAGTAAAATGGGATGTATATTTTTATAGGATGTAATTATGGAACACTATTATTTTTATCACGATGATATAAAAACTGGACTGAAAGGAGAAGGTTGTGGCTATCGTAAAGCTACTGTTCGTTCTATTGGTCGAAAGTGGGTCTATCTTAGATTTTCTAATGAGGGAAATTTTAGAAAGATATCTATTAAAAAGTGGCAAGACATTTGCCGACAAAAAGATTTTAGAACATGGGAGAGCCATGTAGCAGAAAGTAAAATAAAGAGAAAAGCTCTTGATATGGGTATTAACTTTTATAAAAAAAGGTATAATAAAAATATTCCTAAGACTATTGATGAACTACAAAAAGAAATAGAGGTAGCATTATGAATGCTTCATGGGTAATAGTAGCTATACTAGAACTAAGTAATTTTAATGGCTTTACTATAGATGCTTATATATTTGATTTTAAATTTAACGATTTAAAAAGTTGTTCTAGTTTTTTAAAAAATAACATTGTTAAATTAGAAAAGTATATTAAAAAAGAAGAAGGAATAAAAGCTGAAACTTTTATTTGTTTAGAGTATAATAAATATTTTACAAAAAGAAATAAACTATGACTGAATTTAAAGAACAAGTAGATGAACAAAGATTGTTATTAGAAGCAGAAGAATGGCAGAATAAAATAAAAAGTGTTCATATATTTAATAGTGATAATACTAATGTAGCATATAACTATCCTAATCCTGACAGACAAGGCATGGTTTGTGATACTACATACGAAGACGGCAGAATTGAAAGATTTATTTATAAAGATAAATCTAAAAAACTATTCGGAAAAAAATTAAAAGGAAAAGAATTATTAAAACTTTACAAAAAAAGAGGTACTTAAAATGTATAATAAAATATTAACTTGGTTGACTATAATTTTGATAGCAGGTTTTATGGTCGTGACGATGTTTGCTTTAAAGAAATCATTTGTGACTATTAATAATAATATAGACTCGAATGATAAAGAAATACATCAATTAATAAATAATCAAAAAGTTATTACTGACTCTATATTAGATTTAACTGAGTTGTTAGATAACTTTGCTCTTCAGTTATTTGTTAATGAAACAGAGATAGAAAAACTTAAACAAGAATTAGACTTACCTAATAACTTAAAAAGTTATGAAAGCATTGCAGAAAATAAAGGAGAAAACTTATGAGTCCTGCTAGTTGGGAAGTAGACAGAGAACACAAAGCAAAACTTTATCAATTTAAAAGTAGATTAAAACAATTAAATATTTCTAGTTTATCTGAATTAGAATATAAAAATGCAGTAGAAAAGATTTATATGGAAGTTTATTATCCAGAGGAACGAATATGAAGTTTGGAATTTATATCAATATTTATTTATTGGAGGATTAGTTGGCAGTAAGACGAGAAAAAATTTTAATAACCCATGTCAAGAAGGCAACTTCTCAAGGCATGGCAGGTCGTGGCAGGACAAACATAAACGTAGACAACAAAAAACTAAATATCGAGGACAAGGAAGATGAAAAATATTTTTAAAATATTGTGGTCTGATAGAGACAAAGGAGCGTGGCAAGACCCTGACCCTGCAAATTTAAATATTGATAATGCGTATAAGACTAGATGGATATGGTATCATACTATTTTAGGGATTGAATTAGCTATGGTAAATGTTTTACTGACAGCTATAGTAGTTATACTTGCTATAAAATTATAAGGAGAAAGCGTGAATATATTTTATTTTTATGACTGTCCAGTTTTATCAGCACAAGCACAACCAGATAAAATGCTAGTGAAGATGCCACTGGAAACAGCACAGATGTTGTGCACAGCACACAGAGAACTAGACGGCAACGAGTATGCCGACAGAGTAGGACTTTACAAAACCGCATACAAAAATCATCCTTGCACTATTTGGGCAAGAGAATGTTTTGGTAATTATCGTTGGTTATACAAACACTTTATCGCATTAGGTGAAGAGTATGCGTATCGCTATGGTAGAGAACACGCTAGTATTACAAAGTTAAGAAAGTGGTTAGAGCCGTGTCCTAGAAACATAGTTATGTCTACAGTAATGACACCACTGGCACAAGCTATGCCTGATGAATACAAACATAAAGACCCTATCATTGCTTATCGCAGATATGTGGTTAATGAAAAAGAGTATGCTAAGTGGGAAAAAAATAGACCTATGCCTAACTGGTGGAACTTAGAAGCAGTTTAAAAAATTATATGCGTGTTTTATGCTTGACAATATTCTGTGTTGCGAGTAGAATGCACTTTATAAACAACAAATGTCAGAAATTACGGAGGTAAAATAAATGGCAATAGTAAATGGAAAAGCTTATTGGGCAAGTGTGACTACACCTAATACTACTTTTGAGCCTGTATATACAGTTGATTTAGTAGTGAGTGATGAAGTTGCTCAAGAGTTTGAAAAAAGAGGAGTTAAAGTTAAAGACTTTTCTCTTAAAGATGAAAGTGGAGAACCACAGTATGTTGGTAAAGCTCTAACCATTAAAAGAAAAGTTAATGGTAAAAAAGGACCAAGACCTGCTCCTAAGTTAGTTGATAGAAACAAAGTTGAAATCAATACTAAAGTAGGTAATGGCTCAGAAGTTCGTGTTCAATATAACGAATATCCTTGGGAGTATGCTGGTAAATCTGGAGTCTCTTTAGATTTTCAAGGAATGCAAGTAATTAATCTTGTTGAAATGAAAAGCTCTGACGGAGATGAACTGACTCCCTTTGACGATGGCGAGGAATTTTAATGATTATTAGCATTAAACATGACTCTGGAGAAACTGTTTATGATACTGATAAAATAAAAGATGAAGCTAAAGCTAGAGAAGCAGCTATAATTGTTTCTAAAACTGGAACTTTAGAAGTGATTATAGAAGCATTATCTTTTACCAGTCAGACTCATAGGAGTAATTTAGAAAAATTACTTAATGACTCTCCAGAAGCTGAAGTCGTTGAAGACTCAGATAAATCTGAAACAAAAATCATTCAAGAAAAATAACCAGTAGGTTGTTGTTGTGTGGAAGGAAGCTCGGCTAATAAAGTCGGGCTTCTTTTTTATGAGTAAAATATTATGGAAAAAACTAAATTTGTAAAGTATCATGTACCATGTCCTGAGTGTGGTAGTAGTGATGCAGTATCAATTAATGAAGACGGGTCAGCTAAATGTTTTAGTTGTTCAAAATTTTTCCCAAACTTTGAAGGAGGAAACATTAAAAATTTAATAGAAGAAAATGTGACAAAAGAACAATCGTATTCTTTTGCAGATAAACATGGTGGTATTTATGCTCCACTAACAGATAGACAAATTTCCAGAGAAACAGCAGAAAAGTATGGAGTAAAAGTAGTTTATGACTCAGCAGGAGTTATAGCTCAACATTTATATCCTTACTATAATCAAAGCGAAGTATCAGGAATTAAAACAAGACTGATTAGAGATAAGATGTTTCGTTTTGAAGGTACAATGCAAGGTACATCTTTGTTTGGACAAAACTTGTTTAAAAGTGGTGGTAAATATTTAACTATAGTTGAAGGAGAATGTGATGCTATGGCTGCCTATGAATTACTAGGCAGTAAATGGGCTTCTGTTTCTATCAAGAACGGAGCACAAGGAGCTGTTAAAGATATAAAAGAAAACATAGAGTATGTCGAGTCCTTTGATAATGTCGTTATTTGTTTTGACAAAGATGCACAAGGGCAGGAAGCTGCTAAGAAAGTAGCCAATATTATTAAACCCGGTAAAGCTAAGATAATGACTTTACCTAATGGCTACAAAGATGCCAATGACATGCTCAGAAAAAATCAACACCAAGAATTTACTAGGGCTTTTTGGGATGCTCAGTCCTATACTCCTAGTGGAATTATTAGAGTTTCAAAAAAGGTACAGTCGTTCTTAAAAAGAGAACGCAAAGATAGTGTACCTTATCCTTGGGATGGTCTTAACAAAAAACTATACGGTCTTAGACAAGGTGAGTTAGTGACTCTTACTGGTGGAACTGGACTTGGTAAATCTAGTATAACTAGAGAATTAGAACATCACTTAATACACACAACAGATGACAACATAGGAATTATTGCTTTAGAAGAAGATTGGCGAAGGACTGTCGATGGAATTTTATCTATAGAAGCTAATGCAAGACTTTACATAGACCCTATTAGAGAGCAAATAAATCCTGAGCAACTAAAAGATATGTATTCAAAACTATTTGATGATGATAAAGTTTTTATTCATGCTCACTTTGGTACAAATGATATTGAAGATATATTTGCTAAACTTAGATATTTAATTGTAGGTTGCGATTGTAAATGGGTTATAGTTGACCACTTACACATGCTAGTTAGTGCTTCTAACGAAGGTGATGAACGTAGAACTATTGATATGATTATGACTAGACTTAGAAGTTTGGTCGAAGAAACTGGAGCAGGTATTATATTAGTATCTCACTTGCGTAGAGTCGAAGGTAATAAAGGACATGAGAATGGTATCTCAGTAAGTTTATCGCATCTTAGAGGGTCTAACAGTATCGCACAGCTCTCTGATTGTGTTATTGCTTTAGAAAGAGACCAACAATCTACAAATGATATAGAGTCCAGAACAACAAGGTTAAGAATATTAAAGTCTAGATATACTGGAGACGTTGGTTTAGCTACTTCTTTACTGTATGATGTAGAAACGGGCAGGTTATCAGAATACTTTGATAAAGAATTAGAAATTTTAAAAGAGGACACTCCGTTTTAAGTTATGGAATTAGTATTTGACATAGAAACAGACGATTTAGATGCCACTAAAATTTGGTGTATTGTCGCTATTGATGAGAATGATAAAGTTTATTCTTATTCTGAAGACAAAATTGAAGAAGGTATTAAACTTTTGCAGAAAGCAGATAAGATTATCGGTCATAATATAATTGGTTTTGATATACCAGTAATAAAAAAATTATACAATGTAGACTTATATCATCCTAATAAAATTATAGATACTTTAGTTTTATCTAGACTGTTTAATCCTACTAGAGAGGGAGGACATAGCTTAGAAAAGTGGGGTTATAGATTAGCATTAGCTAAATGGGATAAGCCAGACTTTAAAACTTACTCTGATGAAATGTTAAAGTATTGTATTCAAGATGTAAAAGTAAATAAAAAACTTTTTGAGCAATTAAAAATTGAGTCGAAAGGTTTCTCAAAAGAAAGTATAGATATTGAAAATCAAATAACTAATATTTTAACTTATCAAAAAATAAATGGTTTTAAATTTAATTTAAAAGAAGCAATGCTTTTAACTAGCGAACTACAAAGTAATATTAAGAAAGTAGAAGACGAAGTTCACAAAACATTTAAGCCTAAATGGATAGATGAAAAATTAGTGACTCCAAAGCTTAAAAAAGACGGGTCTTTGTCTAAGTCTGGATTAACTGACTATGAGTATGCTAGTAGAAAAGACACTAAAGACCTTACTCCTTTCTATCGAAAAAAATTACAAGAGTTTAATCTTGGTAGTCGAAAACAAATAGGAGAATACTTAAAAGATTTCGGATGGAAACCTAAAAATTTCACACCTACAGGACAACCTATAGTTGATGAAGGAACGCTAAAAGAAATAAGGCATATAAAAGAAGCCAAGTTAATAGCAGACTTTTTACTTTATCAAAAAAGATTGGCACAAGTTAGTTCTTGGATAGATGCAATAGGTAAAGACGAAAGAGTACATGGGTCAGTAATTTCTACCGGAGCTATAACTGGTAGAATGACTCATAGAGACCCCAACATGGCTCAAGTACCAAGTGTTTCTTCTCCTTATGGGAAAGAATGCAGAGCCTGTTGGGTAGTCGAAGAAGGTAATAAGCTTGTAGGTATAGATGCAAGTGGTTTAGAATTAAGAATGTTAGCACACTATATGGCTGACGAGGAGTACGTAAATGAAATCATTAACGGAGATGTGCACACAGCTAACCAAAGACTTGCAGGACTTGAATCAAGAGATAAGGCAAAGACATTTATCTATGCACTTATCTACGGAGCAGGAGATGCAAAACTTGGAAGCATTGTTGACGGAAGTAGAGACGAAGGTAAGAGAATGCGAGAACGCTTTATTGCTAATAGTCCAGCATTTAAATCTTTGGCAGATAGAGTTCAAAGAGCAACAACAAAAGCTTACCTAAAAGGTTTAGACGGTAGAAAAATAATACTTAGACATAAACATGCAGCTTTAAATACTTTATTACAAGGAGCAGGAGCTATAGTAATGAAAAAAGCTTTATGTTTATTAGAAAATAAGTTAAAATTAAATACTATAAATTATAAATTTGTCGCTAATATTCACGATGAATGGCAGATTGAAGTTCAAGAAAGTCAATCAGAATTTGTAGGTCAATTGGCTGTTGAAAGTATTATTCAAGCAGGAGAACATTTTAATCTTCGCTGTCCTTTAGACGGTGAATACAAAATTGGAGATAGTTGGTATGAAACCCATTAAAGAAGATAGAAAGAAATTTGATTTAGATTTACAGTACGGCTCTATTAGAGAAGATAAAATAGCAGATATGCTTACTAATAAAAAAATAGAAGTTAAATCTGAACGAGGTAAATGGATGGAGACTGGTAATATTTGTATAGAATATCAATCTTATGGTAAACCATCAGGTATAGAAGCTACCGAAGCAGACTTTTGGTTTCATAACTTATGTATTAATGATGATATTTTTTGTACTCTTGTGTTCGATGTTCCTAAACTTAAACAGTTAGTAAAAAAATTAGACTATTTAAAGTCAGTAAGTGGAGGAGACCATAACGCAAGTCGAATGTATTTAGTTAATATTCAAAAACTGTTTACTGCAGATGTTTTTAAAGTTTTTCAGGAGTTAAAAAATGAAACAGAAGAAAATTGATACACTAATAGAAGATATTTATTCTAAAATTAGTGTTTTATCAGAAGGAAAACCTTTAGAGTTTTCAGACGAACTATTAGATAGTTTTGGAAAAGAAATGGCTAGTGCTTTACAGCACTGGGCAACACCTAACAATCAACCTAGAAATACTTTACGTATGTCTAACATCGGAAGACCTTTAAGAAGACTATGGTATGACATAAAAGATGATACAGATGCAGAATTAATATCTCCTAGTTTACAAATTAAATTTTTATATGGTCATTTACTAGAAGTATTGCTTTTATTTTTCGTTAAGTTGTCTGGACATAAAGTTACAGACGAACAAAAAGAAGTAAAAGTTTCTGGGATTATGGGTCACATGGATTGTAAAATTGATGGTGAAGTTATAGATGTTAAAACGGCTTCTGGTTATTCTTTTAGAAAATTTAAAGAAGGAACGCTAGGACAAAACGATAGCTTTGGTTATCTATCGCAACTAGCAGGATATGAAGAAGCAGAAAAAACAAATAACGGTGGGTTTCTAGTTATGAATAAAGAAACTGGAGAGCTTACTACTTTTATTCCTGATGATTTAGACAAACCTAATATTAAAGATAAAATTAAAAAAGTTAAAGCAGCTATAAAAAAAGAAACTCCACCTGAATTGTGTTATAAAACAATACCAGAAGGAGCTTCGGGCAATATGAAACTACCTATGGATTGTGTGTACTGCCCTCATAAATTTAAATGTTATGAAGACTCAAACGATGGAAAAGGTTTAAGAGTATTTAAATATGCAAAAGGCAATGTTTACTTTACTGAAATTAAAAACATGCCTAATGTTGAAGAGATTTTAGTATGAACGGTAAAAAATCTAAATTAATTAGAAAGAAAGCTAAATTGTTAGTTGTTGAGTGGGTAAAAAGTTTATTACCGGAAGAAGAAGCTAGTAAAGTTAATTTAAAAAATTACCATAATTTAGTACCTTCTGAAAAACATGTTTATGCAAATGGTAGATTATTCCTTTCAGCTTATACAGAAAAATGGTTTTCTCAAAAAATTAAAAAATTAATAAAAACTAAAAAGTTAGAAAAAATAAATTTAAAGGATTTTTTATGAGAGGTTATAGAAAGCCTAGAAAAGTAAGACCCGTAGAAAAAGATACTCCGAAAGGATATGACTCTAAGTGGGAATATAACTTACACAATTCGGTGTTAAAAGGTTGGAGTCACCACAGTGATAAAATCCCTTATATTGTTGAACATAATTATGAGCCTGACTTTACTAAAGTTATTGACGGCATAGAATACTTATTAGAAGCTAAAGGAAGATTTTGGGATTACAACGAATACAATAAATATGTTTGGATTAGAAAGAGTTTAAAAGAAAATCAAGAATTAATTTTTTTGTTTTCTAGTCCAACGTCTCCTATGCCACAAGCTAAACGAAGGAAAGACGGAACTAAAAGAAGCCATGCTGAGTGGGCTGAAAAAAATAATTTTAAGTGGTATTCAGAACATACACTACCAGAGGAATTTAAAAATGAATAATGATTACAAATTTAAAGAAGACGTAATACTTAGTATAATTAGAACCTATATAGATGACACTTATACTAAGCATTATGGACAAGGCAAGTATCAAGCTACTGATATGATACTTGATGCCGGGCATGGCGAAGGCTTTGCTGTAGGCAACATAATGAAATATGCTATGCGATATGGTAAAAAAGATGGTAAAAATTACAATGACTTACTAAAAATAATACATTACGCAATGATAGCATTTTATATAAATCATCAAGACAAAGAAGGAGGTAAAGATGTCCGATGATAAAGTTGGAGAAAAGCCTTATTTAGGCATTCAAATTAATTATAACAAAGAAAAGAAACTAGATAAATTTAGTCTAGACACTTTAAAAGATAGATACTTCTGGGAGGAAGAAACACATGCACAAGAATCTTTTGCAAGGGCTGCAGTATTTGCAGCAACATATAAAACACACACTGACTTTGAGTTGGCTCAGAGATTGTATAATTACTGTTCCGATGGTTGGTTCATGTTTAGCACTCCTATACTTAGCAACGGGGGAACTAGTCGTGGGCTACCTATTAGCTGTTTCCTTAATTATGTACCTGACAGCCGTTCTGGTTTATCTACTCACTATGACGAAAACATTTGGTTGGCTAGTGCAGGTGGAGGCATTGGTGGATATTGGGGAGATATTAGGAGTAACGGTATATCTACTTCTAACGGCAGTCGTTCTACTGGTTCAATTCCATTCATTCACGTAGTTGACTCTCAAATGTTAGCCTTTAATCAAGGGGTAACTAGGAGAGGAAGCTATGCTGCTTACATGGATATATCTCATCCAGAGATTGAAGAGTTTATTAACATGAGAAAAGAGTCTGGTGGAGATATAAATAGGAAAAATTTAAACTTACACAACGGTATTAATCTTACTAATGAGTTTTTAAAAGCTGTAGAAGAAGATGATAACTTTAGGTTGATAGACCCCAAGACTAATGAAGCAGTAAAAACTGTGAATGCTCGTTCTCTTTGGTGGCAGTTAATTAATGCCAGAGCAGAAACTGGAGAGCCTTACTTAATTAATATAGACACTTGTAATGAGCATTTACCACGAGGACAAAAAGATTTAGGT